GCAGTTGCCGAGGCTGTTGGTCTTACTGCATCTTTTGCACTTCGCGACAATCTAACCAGCGCTACCGCTCTTGGTGCTGTTGTCGGTGCATCAGAGTGGGGACTCGAAGGTTCTGAGCTAATCCCAGAGATCGACATCAAAGTTGATTCTATCGCTGTTACCGCTCAAACCAAGAAGCTAAAGGCTAAGTGGACACCAGAGCTTGGTCAGGATCTAAACGCTTATCACAACCTCGATGCAGAGGTTGAGCTAACCAGCATCCTATCCGAGCAGATTGCTCTAGAAATCGACCGTGAGATTCTAGCGGACCTCGTTAACGGTGCTACCGCTGGCACCTACTATTGGGCTCGCTCTCCAGGTCTATTCGTTAACCGCGAAACTGGTACTGAGATCGGCGCTTCTGCTGCCGCTCCAGACTTCACTGGTACTGTTAGCGAGTGGTACGAGACTCTAGTCGAAACCATCAACGATGTTTCTGCACAGATTCACCGCAAGACTCTTAGAGGTGGCGCTAACTTCATCGTCGTCGGACCTGAAGTTGCTAACATTCTAGAGTTCACCGCTGGTTTCCGTGCTTCTGTTACCGCTGATGATGAGTCTGGTTCTGTTGGTGCAGTCAAGGTTGGCTCACTAAGCAAGAAGTTTGATGTCATTGTTGACCCATACTTCCTACGCAACGTGGTCCTCGTTGGTCGTAGAGGTAGCTCTTTCCTAGAAAGCGGTTACGTTTACGCTCCATACGTTCCACTACAGACCACTCCAACCATCTTTGGTCCAGAGGACTTCGTGCCTCGCAAGGGGGTCATGACCCGTTATGCGAAGAAGATGGTCCGTCCAGACCTTTATGGTCTAGTCGTCATCCGTGGTCTTCTAGGCGAGTCTGGCTCCTAGAACCAATAAGCTATAAATGATAGCTAGCCCCTGGTGAAAGCCAGGGGCTTTTTATTTTTCCATAACTACTTACTATAGTTTCGTTAAAGGAGTTAAACATGAATATTCGAAAAAAGAAACTACTACGCTCAAAAGCTGTTGAAGCTCCAGCGGCACCCGCTCCTGTTCCAGCGCCACAGCCAGTCGTGGAGCCTGTTGCAGAAGCTGCCCCTATCGAGCCACAACCTGCCCCAGAATCAGTTAAAAAAACTATCCGTAAAAGCACTCGCAGTAAAAAATCAGCAGAGTAAATTAAAGGAAACTTCTACAAATGCCAACAAACCTTAATCCATTATCACAGGTTAGCGCTTTAGTTTTACCATCTACTGGTACTGCATCTGATGTTGCATCAGCAGTGCCTTATGGTATTTATACTGGTTCATCAGACTTTCTTAGTGGGGCAGCACTTCAAGTTAATTATGTTTTCAAAAAACTTGGTGGTTCTGTTGTTGATATTGAATTAACTGCTGCTGATGTTTATACGGCATACGAAGAAGCTGTGCTTGAATATTCTTATATTGTAAATCTTCATCAAGCACAGAACATTGTATCAAGTGTTCTTGGAGAACAAACAGGAACATTTGACCATAAAGGTGAATTAAAAGAAGGTCCATCTTCTGTAAACCTTCGTTATCCAAGATTTCAAATCGCACACGCTCGCGGAGTCGGTGATGTAATGTCAACGATTGCCGGCTTTGGCGGGACAACACCAATTTATTCAGCTTCTTTCAGTATAACAGAAGGTGTTCAAGACTACGATTTACAAACAATTATTGTTAGCGCTTCAGATTCTGGTGTTGACGATGCTGGAAATGCTGTGCCTTATTCTGGTGCAGTTGGAACGAATAGGGTTATTATTACTAAAGTTTTTTATAAGTCTCCTCGTGCTATGTGGCGTTTCTACGGTTATTATGGTGGCGTAGGCGTTGTTGGCAATTATTCAACTTACGGACAATTTGCTGATGATTCTACATTTGAGATTATCCCAACTTGGCAAAATAAACTTCAAGCAATCATGTACGAAGATTCAATTTATACCAGAACCTCTCATTATTCTTATGAGCTAAGAGACAACAAATTAAGATTATTTCCTCAGCCAGATAAGTTTGGTTTTGGAGATTCAGAATACAATCGTGTTTGGGTCAACTTTTATGTTGATAATGCAAACTCCTGGGATGTAAATGCAAATTATAATGATGGCGTAGACGGCATTAACAACATCAATACTCTTCCTTTTGATAATCTTCCATATGCAAACATCAACTCTATTGGCAAACAATGGATTCGTAAGTATGCTTTGGCGTTATGTAAAGAAATGCTTGGACAAGTACGAGGCAAATATACAACTATGCCAATCCCAGGCGAATCTGTTACACTAAACCATTCAGAGTTATTGTCGCAGGCAAAAGACGAACAGCAACAATTAAAAGATAAATTAATGGAGATCCTCGATAAAGTCACATACAATGAACTTGCTAAACAAGATTCTGAAACCGCTGAAGCTGCTGCAAATACTTTCAAGCAATCTCCGCTACCAATCTTCGTAGGATAAACTATGAAACTATTATTAGAAAATTGGAAAGATTACATCAAAAATCCAGATGAAGAGCGCGCCTGTCTTACACCGGGTGCCATATATGATATGGATATTGGACCCAATGTTGTTGGAGTTAAAGTTCGTTTACCAATGAATATTGATATATCAGAAGAACAAGCAATACAATTGGAAAATGAAATGCACGATGCTCTTGAAGCAATCCTGTCAAAGTATTTTAGAGGCAATTAAATGTCTGATAACGAATGGTCTAGACCAGCAGCACCTCCTCCTCCGCTCTTTCTCGGCAAGAAAGAGCGTGATCTCGTAAAGCAAGTTAACGATGAACTGATCGAAAAAGTAATTGGTCAGCAGATTCTTTATTATCCTATTGATGTTGAGAGAACAAACTTTCATGATTTGTACGGAGAAGCAATAGAAAAAACTTTCTTGCCTCCTCTTCACGTTTATGCTCTTGTGGAATATACAGATTTCTCAACAAAATATTTAGATGGTGTTGGTGTGGATAATTCATCAGAAATTAATGTACATTTTCATAAGCGAAGATTAGAAACAGATCAAAATTTATCTGTTCGTGTTGGCGATTATGTTTTATATAATGATAGTTATTATGAGATAGTAAAAACTTCAAAGCCAAAACTATTATTTGGTCAAGCTGGTCAATCCTTTGAGATTTCAGCGACATGCAGACTTACAAGACAAGGAGCGTTTGATGCTACCTAAAGATTTTGATTTCGCTATGATACCTCCAGGCACTGAATTAAAACTAAGTGAAGTTGGTATGCTAAACTCTTCTATTGAGACAATAGATTATGCAATTGTTTCATGGCTAAAAGAAGATCTAGCACTTAGCGCAACAACAAACAAAGGCTGGAATAAGGTTCCTGTATTCTGGCAATCTCCAGAGCGAGCGTTCCAAGTAAAAGACGATAAATCTTTAAGAGATAATGACGGTGTTTTAATTCTTCCAGTTATCAGCATTGAACGCACTGGTATAGTAAAAGATCCAGCAAGAAAAGGATCTTTCCAAGCTCATTTATATTCTAAAGATAAAAACGGTAGAGCAGGGCGCATGGTTATTGCAAAACAAATTGTCCAAGATAAAACAAGAAACTTTGCTGTTGTTGGCAATACACGCGCAGCAAACTACACGGGTGGCACAGCGCAGAAATACGCCCCAAGAGTTAACAAAAAAATTGTTGTTCGTTCTCTTTCGATTCCATTTCCAGTTTATATAAACTTAGATTATAAAATTACAATTAAAACAGAATACCAACAGCAAATGAACGAAATAATAACTCCGTTCATGGCACGTACAGGGCAAATAAATGCTTTTAATCTTCGCAGAAATGGACACACATACGAAGCGTTTATTGATCAAAACTTCTCACACAACAACAATACTGCTGCTCTTGGTGAGGACATAAGAATATTTAGTACAGAAATAAGCATAAAAGTTCTTGGTTATTTAATTGGCGAAGGCGAGAACGATGATAGACCTATTGTAAGGGTCGAAGAAAACTTTGTTGAGATTACATATCCAATGGAATCAATCGTAAAAGAAGACGATGATGGCTTCTATACGATCAGTTCCTGAGAACGAAAACATTATATTTGTTTTCTTCCTGATCTCCTTTTGGACCGCTCGACACTATTTAGGTATGACTAAGATGGTTTATACCATCAACTTAAAGTGAGGATCTATAAATGTCAGTAAAGAATTTTAAGTTTGTTTCACCGGGGGTTTTCATCAACGAGATTGACAACTCTTTTAGACCACGCGAGTCAGATGCAATTGGTCCAGTTGTTATTGGTCGCGCAACTCGCGGTCTTGCTATGACTCCTGTGAAAGTTCAATCTTATTCAGAGTTCGTTGAGCTAATGGGTGATGCGGTTCCAGGCAACGGTGGTGGTGATGTTTACCGTGGTGGCAACTATCAGTCTCCAATGTACGGAACTTACGCAGCGAAAGCGTTTCTTAACGCTAATGTTGCTCCGCTAACTTATATTCGCCTCCTTGGTCAGCAAGACGCCAACAATGACGGCACCGCTGATGCACAGGCTGGCTGGCAAACTGAAAATAACGCAGGAACTGCAACTGCTCCAGTTAACGGCACTTCCGCTGGCGGTGCTTACGGCTTATTTATCGCAGTTTCTTCTTCGAACGGTGAATATACTGGTTCTGCTGGCTCTTTTCAGTTAGCTGGTATTATTTACGCTGCTTCTGGTTCAGTTCAGCTATCTGGCTCTCTTGCTGGCTCTACTGAGGGTGTTCAAGCTTCTTCAACTATCGTTGAATCTGATTCAAACAATAACTTTGTTCTTGTTATCGACGGCGCGGTTAACGGCTCCAAGAAATACACAATCAACTTTGATGATTCTTCTGAGTATTTTGCTCGCAAGCGTTTAAACACCAACCCACAGCTAACTTCTCCTCAAGGTACTTTTTACCCAAGTGCTTCTTACGAAGATTATTGGTTAGGCGAGACTTTCGAACAAGAACTACGTGAGCGTTCGCTTATTGGTGGTGGTTCTGATTCTCTTGTTGGTGTTGTTGTCGGCATCGCTTCCGGCTCCGCTTCAACAGTTGGACCACACCGAATGAAAGGTCAGCCTTCGCAGGAAGCTGTTGCTGGCTGGTTTGTTGGTCAGGATCTTGGAGATTATTCTTCTTTCAACCCAGCTTCTCTACCAAAATTATTCCGTTTAATTGGTCGTGGTCACGGTGAATGGATGCACAAGAACGCCAAAGTTTCTATCGAGAACATTAAGCGCTCTACTACAACCACCAGCGAGTATGGTACTTTCTCTATTGTTATTCGCCAGCTACTTGATACAGATAGCAGAGTCGTGGTTTTAGAGCGTTTCGATAACTGTACTTTAGACCCAACTTCTGCAGATTATGTTGCTCGTAAGATTGGCGACAAATACGAGCGCTGGGATGCCACAGAGCGTAGATTAAAAGTTTATGGCGACTTTGATAACCTATCAAAGTTTGTTAGAATTGAAATGAACGCTGATGTTGAAGCTGGCGCAACCGATCCGGTTCTACTACCATTTGGTTATTACGGTCCTCCGAAGTATAAAGACGTTACTGCACTAGCGATGGATGTGGCTAACGCCGCAGAACTAGACCAGCGATTTGTTGTTGCAGGCACAGCGCTTCCAGGTGGTCACAGTGACGCAGCACTAATTGTATCATCTTCTTACGGTGTTGCTGCAACTGCTTCGTTTGCTTTCCCATCTGTCCGACTTCGTAACAGCGCTCTTGATGGCGGCTTATCTGACCCAACTAACGCTTATTTCGGCATGGAAGTTACCAGAACTGCTGCTTCAACCAGACCAGATGCGTCTGTCGCAGACCCACAACGCCTACTTTACATCGGTCTTGGTACAACAAACAACGTTCCAACAGATCCAACTGGCGATGCTATTGAGTCAATCAACGGGTATTCTTACATCTTTACCCTTGATAACGTTAGCTCTTCTGCTACCAGCGAGTATATTTACGCTTCTGGGTCACGTTTAGCTGGTACTTCTGTTTCTGCGAGAGGTTCAAACACCTACAACACTCTTCTCGATGCAGAGTACAACAGATTTACTGCTCCATTCTGGGGTGGTTTTGATGG